ATCTGGTGTAACGGCTGTTAACTTTAAAACAGACGGTACTGCTTTAAATGTAGTTTCAAACACAGTTACAGGGTCTGGTTCAACAACCATGACAGGTGTATGGCAAGGAACTTCTTCTGAATATGTAAATGGTGAAGGTGATAGAGTTACTTTCCCAGCAATACCTCAAGGTGACATAACTGAAGTAGTAGCTGGAGATTATTTAACTGGCGGTGGAGCTTCTGGCTCAGTTGAGCTTGATGTTGAAGCAACAGTCGCGGCTACAGCAAATAAAATTGTAGCAAGAGACGGTTCTGGTTATGGTTATGTTATAACACCAAATTCTGGTGATAGTTCTACTAAAATAGCAACAACTGCTTTCGTGCAATCTTCATTAACTGGTTTATTAGAGTTTAAGGGTGGTTTCAATGCCAGTACCGGTGCAATAGTCGGTGGTGGTAATTTAACATCAGGTGCCGGTAGAGTTGCAGTTGCAGTAGGTGATTACTACGTAGTAACAGTTGCTGGTAATTTCTTTGGAAACGCCGCAACACCTTTAACACCTGGTGATTCAGTTATAGTTCAAACAGCTGCAGCAGCGGGAGCTTCTGTTGAAGGCGACTTTATAGTTGTTCAATCCGATACAGATCTAGCGACATTAACAACAGTTGGTTTAGGTAATGTAAACGGAACATCTAACCAAATAGGTGTTACATACTCAGCAGGTACAGCTACATTAACAAACTTAGATAGAGGATCAAGTCAGAACATATTTAAAAACGTAGCATCTGATTCAGGTACAGCGGTTGCAGATAATAACAATGATACGCTAACTATAACAGGTGGCGCAAACGTTACTACCTCTGTAGCTGGAGATACTTTAACTATAACATCAACAGATACAAACACACAAAGAGCTGCAGGTACAGGTTTAAGCTTGTCAGGAAATACTATAAACGCAAACGTAGACGGAACACAAACTGTCGCAGCAAATAGCTCATCATCAAATACAAATAGAACATATAAGATTCAAGTTGATTCAGGAGATAACTTAGTAGTTAACGTACCTTGGTCAGACAACAACTCAGGAGGTACAGTGACTAACGTTAGTGCTTCACATGAAGGGAATGCGTTTACTGTAAGCGTTGGTAATCCAACCACAGCACCGGCTATTGATATAGATGTTGTTGGTTCTTCTAGCCAGTACATAAATGGTGAGGGTAATTTAGTTACTTTTCCAGCTATACCACAAGGTGATGTTACAGCTGTACAAGCTTCAACAACTAATGATGAAAAAGGTATTATAGTAACAAGTAGTACAGGTCCTATACCAAAAGTTGGTCTTGATATTAAAGGTACATCAAGTTCAACAATAGTAGCTGCTGATAAGTTAATATACTATAACGTTGACACAGATACAAACAACACAACTACAATTGATGCTGTATCGAACTATGCTAGACAAGCTTCTGGTCACGCCGCTACATTAAGCGCATTTGGATCAGTTACACATAATTTAAATTCTTACGATGTTTCAGTGCAGTTATTTGACAACACTACTAAAGAAACAGTTCATGCATGTGTAGATAGAACAAGTGTAAATGCTGTTCTTATATCAGGAAACTCGTTCCCAGCAGGTGGAATAAGAGTTCTTGTTGAGAAAATTGGATAGTGTCATATAAATCAAATTTAATTAAATTAATGATAAAACCAACGTAAATGATACAATATTGTAATTATGACATAAAAGGTACTTTAACCGTTACTGGCAACGCAACTTTTTCAAGTAATGTAATAACTCCAAATGTTTTTACTGAAAATGTTTATATAACATCTGGAGGTACGAATTCCACTAATAGAATAGACAATGATGGTACTCAGCTTTATATAACATACGGCGGCACAAGCAGTCGTGCTTTAGAAATTTTAAATAGCAATGGTAACGCAACTTTTGCAGGAACAGCTACCGCTACATCATTTATTTCTTCAACTGATTCTGGTATAAATATTAATGGACTTACTATGACTAGAGTAGCGGCTAATTCTGCTATTAGAGTAAGTGATGGTCTTGAGACTTTAGGATTACTAAGAAGTTATGCAGGTTTAAATGTAGCTACAACAGGAACTTTTGGTGGTGATATAACTGTTTCGGGTGGTGATATAACTTTAGGTGGTACTGGTAGAATACAAGGCGTTGATACTGTTTCAGCAAATACAGACGCGGCTAATAAACTATATGTTGATAATGCTATCACTACAGCAACTGGAGCTTACTTACCACTAGCTGGTGGAACTATGTCAGGTAATATTGGAATGGGCAATAACAATATTACTGGTGTAAATGAGATAAAGGCTAATGGAGATGTTAAACTTAATACTTCAACTGGTGAACACGCTTTATATGGAGCTGCAAATGCTCAAACAATGTTGTTTCATAATGGTCTAAAAAAGTTTGAAACTGCAAGCAATGGTGTTAGTATTATAGGTAATATTGATTTAACTCCAAGTAGTTCTGATATTTCTATAATAGATAATAGCGGTGCTGCTTTAGAAGTAAAGCAAGGTTCTGATTTATATATGAGATTTATCACCACTAATGGAGGTGAGCATATAGAGGTTAATAAAAATATGGAAATCCAAGGGTTGACAGCAACTGCAGCTACTTTCTCAAGTACTGTAACTGTCAGCAATGGTCAAATAGTTTTAAATGGTACTGGTAGAATCCAAGGTGTAGATACCGTATCTGCAAGTACTGATGCGGCAAACAAGGCTTATGTTGATTCGCAAATAGCTACAATACCTTCTGGTTTAAATTTTCAAGGTAACTGGAACGCAAGTACAAACTCACCAACACTTACAAGTGGATCTGGTACACCTGGTTTTTATTACAACGTATCTGTTGCTGGTAGCACAAACTTAGATGGCGAAACTGATTGGCAAGTTGGTGATTGGGCTGTGTTTGTAGAAGCTGGCGCAACTGATAAATGGGAAAAAATTGATAATACTTCTGCACTAACAGGTGTTGGTGTTTCTGGAAGAGTAACATTTTGGAACGGTACAAATACACTAAGTAGTAATAGTAATTTTACTTATGATGGCAATAATTTAGCTGTTGGTGGGAGCATGACCTGGTCAGGTGGTAGTTCAACTGAATCTAATTTAGCTTATGATAGAAGTATTACTTCATTTAGTGATTCAGGTACGTCTACCGTGACGTTAACAATAGGTAGACAAGATGGTAATAGTTTAAGCACATCATTTAACGTACCACAAGGAACTGTAACTGGTACTGGTAGCAATAATAGATTAGCTTTATGGAACGGAACAACAGCTATTGATTCAAATGAAAATTTAAGTATTTCTGGCAACGATCTTGCTATAGGTACTCAAGCTGGGACTACAACAGCAAGACTATTATTATACGGAACTACAGCTAACAATGGTGCTTCAGTTATAAAAACAACAAACGGTAATTTACATATTGACTCTGATGATGGCCATTCAACATATGTAAACTATTACACAGGAACTGATACTGGAAGCTCTCTTGTAATTGGAAACGGAGCAAGTGGCACATCTGGAACTTTTTTCCAAGCAACTGGTGCAGCAACAATTGGAGGTGATTTAACAATTAGTGGTGGAGATATTACATTAAGTGGTACCGGTAGAATACAAGGAGTAGATACAGTGTCAGCAAGTACTGATGCTGCTAATAAAGCCTATGTAGATGCTCACACTAGTGGAGTGCAAACTATCAATGAAGGAGACGGTATAAAAAAATCAGGTACAGCTTCAAGTGTTACTATTTCTGCAAATTACGATTCTGGTGATTCAGATAATTTAATACACGCTGCCACAGCTGTTAATTCTATTAATGGAGCATCAAGCGGTTATGCTGCTTATGTATTAGCTGCGGAAAGCAATCCTGGACTTGCAGCCGGTCCAGTTAATAAAATACGAGTAAGCGATATACACTTAGATGATTTTGGAGCTGCAGAGGCAAATATAAATTTAAACTCAAATAAAATAACGAATTTATCTACGCCTACCGTATCAACTGATGCTGCTACTAAAGCGTATGTAGATGCAGTACCCACAGGAAATGTAAGTGGATCTGGATTAAGTACACGTATAGCTTTCTGGAGTGGTGGTTCATCTTTAACATCTGACCAAGATTTAACATTTGCTGTTGGAACTAATAGATTGTCTTCAGGTAATTATATAATACCAAACAATGGTGATTATTTAGGAACAGATACAAGTGGAGCTGCAAGAACATTAATTACCTTAGATAACAGTAATAATGTTGAAATTTCAAATGCAGCTTTATCAGCGAGTTCTGATACTAATATATATTTTGGAGATAATTTTAGGATAAAAGATGGAGGTTCTACTCGATTTTCAGTACAATCAAATGGTACTATTTCTGGAAATGGAAACACATTTAATAGTGGGCCAATAAATTTAGAGGAAGACAATAAAATTATATTTGATGATGATGGTGATCAATGGAATTACATCCAAGCTACAAGTGGTGATATGGAAATGGGTGTTGGTGGTAATGGGTTAACTTTACGGAATATTGAAGAAAATATTTATGGAGAAATAACAGTTAATACCCTGAGAAACGTAGTTGATAATTTTATTACTAATAGCACTGCTACATACATACCTGTTTACACTTCTGCCTCGAGTTCAACACCTCAAGTACAAAGACAACAAACACCTGCTAAGTTTATTGAGAATAATGGAATAGTCAAAGGTGCGCCAGGAACAAGTGGAAGAGTAGCTGTCTGGACTGGTAGTGGAACCACAAACTCAATAGGTTCTGATACTTTATATTGGAATTCAACTAATAATGTTTTAGGTGTAAACTACAGTGGATCTACATTCAATAGTGGAGCAGTGTAAATCCAAGGTCCAACTTCAAATTCAGGTGGAATAGGTCTTCAAATATACAACTCTACATCAGGTGCTCCTTACGGTGCGCATGGTATTTTTGTTAACGGGCCAAGGTACGGTAATGCTGGTATATCTGTTAAAAATCCTAATGTTGGATCTACCTTCATGAGATTTTATAGTAGCTCTGGATCGTCTGTAGGTACTATTAGTCAAAGTGGAAGTTCGTCTACTAGTTATAATACTTCATCTGATTATAGATTAAAAGAAAATATAGAGCCAATGTCAGGTTCTATAGAAAGAATAAAGGCTTTAAAACCCTGCAGGTTTAACTTTATTGAAGAAGAAATAAAGGATAAAAAAGGCGTTAAAAGAAAAGTAGATGGTTTTTTAGCCCACGAAGCTTCAGGTGTTGTTCCAGAAGCCGTTACAGGTCAAAAAGATGAATTAGATTACAAGGGAGATCCTGAATACCAATCAATTGATCAATCAAAATTAGTACCTTTATTAACAAGCGCTTTACAAGAAGCTTTAGCTAAAATTGAGTCATTAGAAACCAGACTTGACACCTTAGAACAAAAAAAGTAAAAAATAGTAAAAACTTGTAATAATATATTTATACCCTGCTCGGGAAGAGCGATAACCAATGTCAATTTAAAACCAAAACCAATGACACTATTTTATTCGACTAATACGTGGAGTAGTCAACCACAATCACAACCAACACAACAAACCTTAGACCTTTGGAAGCATGTTGCCAAAAAATCTAATTGGAGAATTGTGCAATTACCAAACGGTTTTTATCAAACCGAATACAAAGATCCAGACTGCGAGTGTAATCCAGAAAAGGATATCTGCTGCGAAAAATGGATAGACGTAACGAGACGCGAAACAATTGAAGGAGCTGAGCAAGCTATAGATGCTTCAATTAACCACTATGAGAAAAAACTTTCTTATATTCGCGGACCACAAGTCGTTAAGACCTTTAAGTAAAATAAATAAAATTTAATCTAATCAAATTATGGACGGAATCGTCAAAAACCTTAGTTTTGGAAAACAAGCTAAAAACAAGGTATTTAAAGGAATAGAACAACTCACAAAAGCTGTTAGCTCCACGTTAGGGGCTAGCGGCAAATGTGTTATCATGGAGGACAACTCTGGTAACCCTATAATAACTAAAGATGGTGTAACTGTTGCTAATTCAGTTATATTAAGAGATCCTGTTGAAAACATGGGTGCTACGCTTTTAAAAGAAGCAGCGCGTAAAACGGTTAAAGAAGCTGGAGACGGAACAACTACAGCTACAGTTTTAGCCCACTCTATAATGAAAACAGCTTATTTAGAATTAGGTTCTGATAAAAGCTTTAGAGAAATGAAAGATGGTATATCATCTGGAGTTGAGAAAGTTGTAGATTATTTAAAGTCTATTTCTATAGCTGTTAAAGGTGATATGATAGACGATATAGCTACTATATCAACAAACAACGATAAAGAGTTGGGTAAACTAATAGCTGATGCTTTTAGAGCTGTAGGCGAAACAGGTGTGGTCACAATGGAGCCGTCAGACGGTGGTGTGACTAAGGTTGAAATAGTAGAAGGTGTAGAATATAATAAAGGATTTTCACACGCTGAGTTTATAACAAATAAAGAGAAAAACGTTTCTGAATTAGAAAACGCTTTAGTTCTTTTAATGGATTCAAAAGTAGATTCAATAAGGCAAATACAACCAGTATTAGAATATGTTATAAAGAACAACAGATCATTACTAATTATTGGCGAAATAGAAGCAGGAGTGCTATCAGCTTTAGTGATGAACAAAAAGAAAGGTAATATTAAAATAAATGTTATTGAGCCTCCAGCTTTTGGATTAAGAAGAAAAGAAATATTTGGAGATTTATCTTTACTTACAGGGGCTACTGTCATAAATGAAGATTTAGGAGATGACTTAAGTTCTATACATGTTGATTATTTAGGTGTTTGCGAAAAATCAACATCTACGCAAGATCAAACGATAATACAAGTAAATGATGTTTCTGAAGAAGTTGAAGACATTATAGCAACTATAAAAGAAGATTTAAAAAAGAAAAACAAACCTCATATTCAAGTTGGGTTAGAATTAAGATTAGCTAGACTAAGCGCGAAAGTAGCTGTAGTTAAAATAGGCGCTAATTCTGACATTGAATTAAAAGAAAAAAGCGATAGAGTTGAAGACGCTATTTGTGCTACAAAAGCTGCCATTAAAGAAGGTATTGTACCAGGAGGAGGTATTGCTTTGTTAAACGCTTCTAATGTTTTAAAACCAAAAAGTATTGGCGAAGAAATATTACTTAAAGCAATAACAGCGCCTTTCTCAACACTACTAGCAAATGCTGGTGTGGTTTTAACATCTGAACAAAAAAAGCAATTAGAATCTTCTAAAGGCAAAGGGCTAGATGTAGTTACAGGAAAAATGGTTAATATGGTTAAGTTTGGTATTATAGATCCTTTATTGGTTACTAAAAGTGCCTTAATTAATGCAGCTTCCGTAGCATCAACAATACTATCTACCGATTGTGTAATCAATAACATGAGAATAGATGAAGGCAGTAGGTAGAAATTTAATAATAGAAAAAATAAAAGAAGGAACTACTGAAACAAAAGGTGGTTTACTTTTAGCAGGTTTACATAGAGACGATATAAGGTACATTAGAGCAAACGTAGTTGAGATAGGAGACGAAGTTGTTGGATTACAAAAAGATGACGTTATATACTACGATAGACATGCTGGACACAAGATAGAAATTAACGATAGATCATACCACGTAATTAAGACACAAGATGTGGTTGTTGTTTTATGAAAAAGCTAGACGCAAGTAGTTTAAAAGATTTAAACTTGCTAAAACATTACCGTATAATACGCAAATGGGCTTGTAAAAACAACAGCTTACGTGAGTCTGATTTGGAGTTATTAATATATCTTGACTGCGTAGATCTTTTTACGAAAAAAGATTTTGAAGCAGGTGTATATTCTTATAGTTGGGATAATAGACGTTGGTCTAGATTGATAAAAGAAAACTGGATAACTGTTTGGAGAAAAAGAAACAGAACAACACAGACTTATAATATATATAAAGTTTCTTTTAAAGGTAAGCAATTAATAAATAGAATTTACAAGATAATGCTAGGAGATGAAAAAATACCTACTAGCTCTAGAAGAAACAAAATAATTAACGGTAAATCTTACATGGATAAGGTTTTGACTAAATCCATAAAAAACGTAAACAAAGATACACTATGATTCCATTCATGAACTTCGGAAGATCTGCTGGTGGGCTACTAGGCGGTTTAGCATCTAAACTTGCAGCTAGACAATCACAATCAGCAACTGGTCAAAATACTAGTAATAATAACATTCAAGACTTAACGTCAAGAGTTAGTGCTTTAGAATCAGCGCAACAACCAGCAGTGGGTTCAACTCCCCCTGCAGATCCAGCTTCAGCTATGGCTGCTGATATTTCTGATCAAGGTTCTTTAGCTGCTTCTAATCCAAGTATGATGGGTGTATCGCAAATGCAAAATAGCCCTATAAGTGAAAAAGCTTTTGGTTTACCAAACGAACAGATAACAGGAACATTTCAACCTCAGCAACAAATGCTAGAGCAGTCTATGAACGTCCCTATGATTAACATGTAAATAAAAAAAATTATGCATAAAACAGATCCAAATTACAATGAAACTATGGCATCTAAAAACGCTCACGGCGTAGTAGGTGAAAGCGCTATATGGGACGGACCATTAGATCAAGAAGGTAGAGTACACGGAATGGGCTCTAGCTCAGGAATAACAGGTATGCAAATATCAAAAGCAGCTGTGCCTTATAAAGGTTTAAATGCTGTTTTGTGTGCTCAAGGAAAACAATATTAAAAAAAAATAAATGGGACTATTTAGAACACAAGACGCTGTAATAAGCAAAGCAATGCCATTGACAGGTGCAATGATTGCAAGTATAGATGTTAGACCAGCTTGGGAGTTTCAAAATCAATCAGGCGTATTAGGTACTAACTTAAACTCATCTGTTATATACTGTGGAGACATGGGTACAGCTGGTGATGCAAAAATAACTGTAATTTTACCAGGAGTGGTATCAGCAACAGGAGGTGCACCAGTACCGTCTCAAGCTATAACATTTGAAGGTTTACAATCAGGAACTATACTTCCCGTGGCTGTAGATTATGTAACAGCAGTTGCAGGAACAGGTATAACAGTAAGTGACTTTATAGTAGGTAGATAAGATATGGATACAAAAAAAGGATACACAGGACAATACTCTGGTAACTATCACAGACATACTAGAGTGACTCAACACAACTACAAGGCTACAAGAGCTGATGATATACACCACATGAAATATCTAAAAGAAGATATTGATTATGATAATGAACATGGTCACAGTGATATAGATATGACTGCTGATGAAAAACACATTTCAAAATTAGCTGGAGATCTTAAGTATGATGAAAAACATCATTAAAACAAACAGAGTAAACTGATAAATCACATAAAACAAAAACAAAAACAAAAACAAAAACAAAAACAAAAATTATGGCAAAATTTGTAAAATTTAAAATCGTAAACAACAACGCTACTTTAGCAGCTGGGGGAGATTACTCTAGAGATGTATTAGTAAACGTTGATGACATTGAAAACGTAGGAGATGTTGTAGCAGCAGGAAACTACAGTGTAGTAGTAACATTAAAAGGAATTGTTGGACTAGGAGTTGGTCATGCTGACGGAGCTGCTGTACCAGCAGATACTATTGGTGGTAGAATACTTACTCTTCAAGTTTCAAAAAGCCCTATTGGAGCTGCTACTCCAGCTAACGCTGATGAGCCAGTTGCAATCACTGTACCTGCTAACATGCCTTCTCAATCTATTATAAAAGCTTTAACAGCTAACCCTGGTGGTGTAGCTGCTTCTTGCCAGTTAGGTAAAGACGGAGCTGGATTACCATCTAGCAATCAAATGTACTGGTCAAGCGCTGTATTTAGTTCTGATTCAACTCTATAGTAGATGAAATCTAGAGGACTTGGCGACAGCATTGCTAAATTCACACAGAAAACAGGTGTTAAGACTATCGTAGACAGAGTGTCTGATGGTCTTAACATTAACTGTGGTTGTAATAATAGACAAGAATGGTTTAACGAAAAGTTTCCTTACAGAAGATAACATGGCATTTAAAATTAATTCTCCGTTTGATTTAAGCAAGATGAATACATCTGTGTTCGAAAGAGATATGGGAGAAGATCCTGTATTTGCTAGAACACCTAAAAACGGGGTTATCATTATAAATGAAGACTTAAAAGATCCAGTAGAATTAGAGAAAACATTAGCTCATGAACAAGTTCACGTTGATCAATACAAAGATGAATTAAAAAATCCAGGCACTGGATTAGATTATGAGGTTGATTCTAAAGGAGCTGGTAAAGTAATGTTTAAAGGAAAAGAGTACGACTATTCAGTAATGCAAGCCGGTAAAGGTCCTTGGGAAAAAGACGCATACGCCGCGGAAAGAAAATTAAAGCAAAAAAATTAAAAAAACAACAATGGCAAAAATGAAAACAAATCAAGATGGCGGAAGTTATTCTGCTAAAAAACCAAGCGCTCCAGCAAAGGAGTTAGCGGCAAACCAAAAAGGTGCAGCTAAAGGTATGGACCATAAAAAAGGTGCTGCTGACTACAGTGTTGGAAAAGGATCTCACGATCACCCACACGGAGCATCTAGAATGGGTTACAAACAATCATTTGGAGCAAATAAAGCAAACTGCTATGCAAAAGGCGCTGCTAAGGTAGCGGAAATAATGACATTTGGAGCTTCTAAATATATGAAACATGGTGCAGCTGACGCAGGACACGGTGGACCAGAAGGTCACGATCACCCATCAATGACAATAACATCTAGAAATACTAGCGGTGGTGGAAGTTCTTCTTCTAGCTCAAACACCACTGGAGGCGGAAGTTCTAGCTCTATGCAATCAACAGATAATTTAGCTAACTACCAAGCAGGTTTGAAAGATTTAGGACCTGATTTTAAGCCAACTGCAGAGCAAACAGCAAGGGCTAACGCTAGAGTTAGAGAGTTGAAAAAGAAAGACGCGGATGCAGCTACAGCTAATGCTGCGAATGTAACATCGTCTAGTAGTTCATCTAACAATACTAATGCTGGTAGAAGTACAACTACTTCTAATACAACTACATCACCAAACTCGATGGCTGAGACACTTCTTCAAGCTAATATTGGAAATGAAAATAGAGCACAGAGATTTAATTTTGATAGAGACGAGGCTAATATTAAAGCCGCTAATGATTCTATTAGGGCTTCTAATAGAGCGTTAGATAGATTGCCTAGACATAGACAATTAACGCCACAAGGACAGAATTTCGCAGGTAGAGCTGGAGGTAGAGCAGCTGCACAATCTAGACGTGATAGCGGTCTTTTCAGTAGAGAAGAGGTTACTAATATGTATAGAGGTGGTCAAAATAAACAATAATAGACTTTGAAAAAAATAATTCAATGGCTTACAGGTGGCGTCATCAAAGAAGTTGGTGACGTCATTGATAAGCTTACAACCACAAAAGAAGAAAAGCTGCTAATTAAAAAGCAAATCCAAGAAATCATGGATAAAGCTAATGCTGAGGCAGAGAGTCAAATAACAAGGCGTTGGGAAAGCGATATGAAATCAGATTCATGGCTTTCTAAAAACACACGACCTATGGCTTTAATATTTTTATCTATTATGGCTATAGCTTTTATATGGGTTGATAGTCATCATGAAATATCTTTTACTGTAGAGCAAGAGTGGATTGGATTATTAAAACAGTTACTTACAACTGTTTATATAGCTTATTTTGGATCACGAGGCGTGGAAAAATTCAAATCTATAAGTAATAATAAATAGTAAGAGTATTAATTAAATTAAATAAAATCTAATAAAATGAAAAAACTAATATTATCATTATGTTTATTCTGTTCTATTCTAATGTATTCACAAGATAGAAAAGAATTTGCTGGAGTGTGGCAAGACATCAATAACGAAGAAACTGTTTTAGTTGTGTATCACGACAAAATTATTAAATCTTTAAAATTTTGGAACTTTAAATTAGGTGACAAGTTTAACATTAAAGAAAGTTTTTTATATGAAAAAAACGGTTTAGTTCAAACAGAGTATGAAGACAATATTAATAATGTCAAATTTATTACCGAGTACAGATTAGAAGATAATATACTAACAAAAGAAGCAAATGGTATGCTTCAACAATTCACTAAATTAAATTAAATTAAATTATGAGTAAAGTAAAAGAAATGAAAGTAAACAAGATTACAGAAGAGCAATTAAAAACTGTAACTGAGCAACAGACTAAGATGAATGATCTGTTAAGACACATAGGTTTGTTAGACGTGCAAAAATTAAACACGCACGCTGCTATTAAAGAAATAACTGCTGAAATAGATAAAACAAAAAAAGAATTAGAAGATCAATATGGTCAAGTCAATATAGACTTAAAAGATGGTTCTTATACAGACATTGAGCAGAAAGATGACAAATAATATTAGAAAGATTAGTATTGGGTCTGACTACAAAAATGATGCTATGCATTACTCTGTAGGTCAACAAGTTTATGGTGGTCATGAAATATCACATATACTTTTTGAAGACTCAGATAATTCTTATAATATACATATAAAGAAAAACAACGAGGTATTGCCATGGAAAAAGTTTAACTCTAACATGGCTATATCCGTTGAGTACGATTTAGAATACTAATGAAAAGCTTATACGACTTTATAGTTAGACCGGTTGGAAACGAATACGATAACGAAATAGAAATAGGTAATAAAAAAATAATACTTAATACTAAAATAGAAAGTTTTAAATTCGTTAACAACATAGCCGAGGTTGTAGAAACTCCTAAAGCATTTAAAACACCTATAAATAAAGGTGACTTCATAGTTATACATCACAATGTTTTTCGCACGTTCTACGACATGAAAGGTGTTAAGAAAAAAAGTAGATCGTCATTTATTGATGGTTTATATTTTTGTGCACTAGATCAAGTGTATCTTTATAAGAAAAAAGACAAATGGAAATCTATAAACAATAGATGTTTTATAAAACCACTAGTTAATAAAGATGGTTTAGAAGTGAGTAAAGAGCAAAAACTTATTGGTATACTTAAAATAGGTAATAGCTCCTTAGAAGCTCTAGGAATAAGCGAGGGTGACACTGTAGGCTACACGCCCTATGGTGAATATGACTTCATTGTAGATAAAGAGCGGTTGTATTGTATGAAATCAAATGATATTGTAATTAAGTATGGAGATCAACAAAACCAAAAGGAATATAATCCAAGCTGGGCAAGTAGCAGTTGAGGAATTAATAAAAGTAGCTAAAGAGGCTATTGTTGATTCTGATGATGATATATCAGCAGATAGACTAAAAAACGCAGCGGCTACAAAAAAGTTAGCTATATTTGATGCTTTTGAAATATTAAATAGAATACAGGAAGAAGAAGATTTGTTAAATGAAAAACCTAAAAAAGTTAAAGAAGAAACAGCTTTTAAAGGTTTTGCTGAAGGTAGATCTAGATAATGTACGAGCAAACTCTATATAAAGTATTAAAAAACTATGTTGATTCTAAAACTTTAAATCACAAGAACAAACATAAGAAATGGGAATATGGCTACAATGAGGAATATGACATAGTAGTAATAAGTAAGACAGGTCAAATAGGAGAGGTGTATGAAATACAGAATCTTAAAATAGCTCTGCCAAAAGAAAATGAAGTCGTAAAGTTTGAAAACAATAAGTGGAATTATTCTGAATACCCTAAGCAATTAAAAAAAATTAAATCTGTATTCGACTGGGAAGAATATCCATTAGATTTTAAAGAAAAATGGTATGACTATATTGACAAAGAATTTACTAGACGTGAAGAAGGTTTTTGGTTTGTTAACAAAGACATTCCTACTTATATCACTGGTACTCATTACATGTACTTGCAGTGGTCCAAGATTGATGTTGGGAAACCAGACTTTAGGGAATCAAATAGATTATTCTACATCTTTTGGGAGGCTTGCAAAGCAGACCCAAGATCATATGGAATGTGCTATCTTAAAAACCGTAGATCAGGATTCTCATTTATGTCCTCAGCTGAATCGGTCAACCTTGCTACAATATCCACGGATTCACGGTTCGGCATATTGTCCAAATCTGGTCCCGATGCTAAAAAGATGTTCACAGATAAAGTTGTACCAATTTCCGTTAACTACCCTTTCTTTTTTAAACCGATCCAAGATGGTATGGACAGGCCAAAAACCGAGCTTGCTTACAGAGTTCCCGCTTCTAAATTCACCCGTAGAAAGCTTGACGCCAATACAAAAGTACAAGAAATTACCGGTCTTGACACCACTATCGACTGGAAGAACACAGGGGATAACTCCTATGATGGAGAGAAACTCAAGCTCCTCGTTCATGATGAATCAGGTAAATGGGAAAGACCAAACAACATCCTCAATAACTGGAGGGTTACGAAAACAACATTAAGACTAGGTAGTAAGGTCATAGGTAAGTGCATGATGGGAAGTACATCAAACGCTTTAGATAAAGGAGGAGATAATTTTAAAAACCTATATAACGCTTCAGATGTTACAAAAAGAAACGCCAATGGGCAAACTAGCTCGGGACTATATTCTTTGTTCATACCTATGGAATGGAATTACGAAGGATACATTGATTCTTATGGCATACCTGTCTTCGACACGCCTAAAAAAGCTGTAAAAGATCCGCATGGATCTGATATAAAAATAGGTGTAATTGAATACTGGCAAAATGAAGTAAATGGTTTAAAAGAAGATCAAGATGGTTTAAACGAATTTTACCGTCAGTTTCCAAGAACAGAAGAACACGCATTTAGAGATGAGGCTAAATCATCTTTATTTAATCTTACTAAAATATACCAACAAGTAGATTGGAATGCTGATTTAAAAAACAGCGGAATAATAACACAAGGCAATTTCCAATGGGTTAATGGTGTTAAAGATACTAAAGTTGTTTTTATGCCTAGCAAGCAGGGTAGATTTTTTGTATCCTGGATACCATCTGTTGAAATGCAAAATAGTGTTATAAAGAAAAATGGACTTAAATGGCCTGGTAATGATTACATGGGGGCTTTTGGCTGTGATAGTTACGATATATCTGGAACTGTAGATAGAAGAGGATCTAACGGGGCTTTACATGGTTTAACTAAGTTTAACATGGATAACGTTCCATCAAATCATTTTTTCCTAGAATATATATCTAGACCTCAAACAGCTGAAATATTTTTTGAAGATGTATTAATGGCTTGTGTTTTTTACGGTATGCCAATACTTGCTGAAAACAATAAACCTAGACTATTGTACTATTTTAAACGTAGAGGCTATAGAGGTTATTCTATAAACAGACCAGATAAAAAATACAGTAAACTATCAACTACAGAAAGAGAGATAGGTGGAATACCAAACTCTAGTGAAGACATAAAGCAAGCTCATGCTGCAGCTATAGAGTCTT